AATGCTTTCTTTCAAAACCGTTTTGTTCAAAAATGTCTCCTGCATCGCCAATAGTTTTTTTAGTTCTTTTTAAAATAAAAGTTTGCATATAATTTATTGTTATTTATTAAATTCTTTTTCTAATTCTTTACAATCAATGCTAAAAATAGCTTCATTAATTTCTGCCAGTTGTTTTTTTAATTTTTCAATTAAAGAAATTAGATCGTTTCTTATGTGAGAAGCAATATAAATGGGGAAGTTGACCGTGTCTTCTTTATCAAAATACCTAAGATAATCTTTATTGTTTAAACAGTTTAAATTTTGTATATCTTGGCTGATTTTTAGATAACTAGCAATGTTGCTTTCTAAATATTTTTTTAGATTTTGGAGATTTTCTTTATTCATATAGTTTTTATTTAATTTTAAATTGTTATCAAGTTTTGCCTTGATAACAATATTTTAATTGATATTTTTTTAAATGTCAAGAGGTTTTTTTAATTATTTTCAATTGTTTTATTATAAACTGTTATGTAATCAAGTGCTTGATTAATAAGTTTTTGGTGTTCTAAAAAATCCTCTATTTTTAGAATTTGTCCTCTAAAAAATATCTCCTGCTTTCCAATTTTATATCTTAAAAATTCTTTATATTTTTCATTAGATTTATCAACAAAAATAAATTCAAGCCTGTCGGTATATTTCTCTACTTCTATATTATCAAATGTTGTTGTGTCGGTGAACTCTTTTTGATTAATGAAGGCGGGATCTAGTTTGATTGTATTTTCTTTTTTCATATAGTTTTTTATTTAATTAAAAGGGGTTGACAAAACAAAAAATTGTTTTGTTATGATATATTTTAAAGTAAAAAAATTAAATGTCAAGTGCTTTTTTCAATTATTTTCAATTATTTTCAAAATAATACAAAAAAAGACAAGATCCTTTAAAATAGGGGATCGGCTCGGTGGCAAGATCGCATTTTTTAAAGCTAAAAAAAAAGTTGACATTAAAAAAAAGTTAGTTATTATTAGTGAACAACTAAATCAATATTTATGCAAAAAAGAATAACTTGGAAAATTGAAAAAAGAAAATTAGCTGATTTAAAACCACATCCAAAAAACCCTCGGCAATTTACTGAAAAGGGAATGAAAGATCTTGAAAATTCTATTAACTCAATTGGTTTTATGCAACCAATTAACATTAATCAAGATGGAACTATTTTAAGCGGTCATGCAAGGGCAATGAAGTTAAAAGAAAATTGATTTATTAAACGAAGCTAAAAAAAAAGAAATAAAACATATAGTTATAACTGGCGGAGAGCCTTTAATTCATAATTTAAAAGAATTTACTAATTTATTAATTGATAATAATTTTAATGTGCAAATAGAAACTTCCTGCACTCAACAAGCCGATATAGATGATAGATGCTGGCTGACTGGTTCACCAAAAATTAATATGGCAGGAAAGCAGGTTATTAGTCCTGATACATTAAAAAGATGTAATGAAATTAAATTCCCTATTTTAAATGAAAATGATTGCAATAATTTACTTAATTTAATTAATTTATATAATCTACAAGATAAGTTGATATGGGTGCAACCAGTAGAAATTAATAATAACATAACTCAATCGTTAGAATTATGTTTGGAACTATGTTATCAATATAATTTTAGATTATCTATTCAAGTTCATAAAGCAATAAATCTTAAATAATATGACTAAAAAGAAACCAAAATCAGAACATAAAAAACTTGGGAGACCAACCGTAATGGCACTGGATGTTGTTGCTAAATTAGAACAAGCTTTTATGAATGCCTTTACTGATGAGCAAGCTTGTATTTTTGCAAAAATTTCTAGGGATACACTTTACGACTACATAAAAAAGAATCCCTCTTTTTCCGTCAGAAAAGAGGAGTTAAAAAAAAGAGTTGATATAAAAGCTAAAATAAAGCTGGTTGAAGCTATTGACAATGGTGATATGACTAGTATTAAATTTTGGCTAGAAAGAAAATGCAAAGATGAGTTTAGTTTAAAAACAGAAACCGAACACTCAGGACAGATACAATCAAAAGTTGTTTATATTGAAAAAGAAGAAAAAGAAGAATACGAACAGCATATAAATAAAATTATAGAAGATGCAGATTAAAAACCCTCAATATTTCGGTCAGCTACTACATAAAAAAGGCTTTGAAACTTGGTTTTTGTATATGTTTCGATTGATTGAAACTAGAAAATTTATAAAAGAACCGTTGCACCCTAAATTATTGCAAGCCTTCCAAGATGTCTATGATTTAAAACATAAAAGATTAAATATCAATATCTGCCCTAGATCTGCCAAAACAACAGTTGCTAGATATTTTATAGCCTATACACTGGCCACAAACCCCAAGGCTAATTTTATTTATACTAGTTATTCGCAAGCATTACTAAACGATATATCAAGAGATTTAGCTAATATTCTAACAAACCCAGTTTATTTAGCTATGTATGATAATGGTATAAAAGAAGAGGCACAAGAAGTTCAACCTATTGATGAGTTTTGGCAATCTTATATACAAGAAGAGACTGGCAAGCCTACTTTTTCAAGTAGAAAAATAACAACCGCCGATGGTGGAGTTGTGTTGTTTTCATCTATTGGTGGGCAGATTACAGGCTTCGGTTGTGGCCTTAGGGGAGCAAAAGAGTTTTCAGGCTGTTTAATTATAGATGATTCGAATAAACCCTCCGACATTTACTCGCAGGTTCGCCGAAATAAAGTTAAAACATATTTTGAAGAGACCTTATTAAGTAGACTTAATGATAGCAATGTGCCAATTATTAATATACAACAAAGGTTGCATCTTGAAGACATCTCGGGCTTTTTATTAGATAAGTATAAATTTAGCTTACTTAAATTGCCACTTGTAGATAATGGAGTTTGCCAATTGCCATCACAATACACAGTTGATAGGTTGGAAGAGTTGCAAAAAAATGAGTTTATGTTTTTATCGCAATATCAACAAACCCCTATTTTATCAAGCGGTGCTTTATTTAAAAGAGATTGCTTTATTTTCACTAGCAATTTGCCTAACAAATATGATTATACTTTTATGACTGCCGACTTGGCTTATAAAGATAAACAACATAATGATTTTACTTGTTTTAGTTATTGGGGAGTATTAGAAAAAAAGCTTTATTTAATAGATGTAAAAAGAAAAAAAATTAATTCGGTTGAAATTGATAATTGGATTAGACCTTGGATAATGCCAAAAATACAATATGGCTTTCGTTATATATGGATTGAGGATAAAGCTCACGGAACTTATTTATTACAACAATATCGAAAGGATGGCTTGCCAGTGCCAAGCGAGCAGATGATTAAACAAACTTTGCCAAGAGATGGTGATAAAGTTATGCGAGCAAACAATATAATCCCTTGCTTAAATTCTACTTCACCTAATGTTATTATGAATAACACTATTGAGAATTTTAACGATATAATTGAAGAGTTGCTTTCATTTAATCAATCTGCACATGATGATTTTGTTGACACTTTAATTGATGCTTGTAAAATTGCATTATTTTCAAAAAAAGAATTTTATGCTTTTTAATCTTATTCATAGTTTTTTCTAATGACTTTTTAATTAAAAAAACTAATTTTTATTTAAAAAAATTTTTATCAAAATGTTATTCTTTAAAAAAAAACAAGAAAAAAAAAGCTACGGAATGCAAGATTGGTTTGCATTTAACTTTCTCAAACAAGAATATAGCTCAAACAGTAATTCTAGTGCATTTATTAATTATTTTTATGATGCTTGTCCTGTCTTTACGGCAACTAATTTAATCGCGGATTCAATAAGCTCTATTGATATTGTTTTAAAAAACAAAAAAACTGGCGACTTTATATATAAACATAAAGCCCTTGATATTTTAAAAAACCCTAACCCCTTTACTGATTCCCAGTTATTTATTAAAGAGATCGCAAGTTATTATTTATTAACTGGCAATGCTTATATTAACATAATCGGCGAATCTCAGCCAATTGAAATAAATAATATTAAACCAACAGATATAACAATTTTGGCTGGTAATGATGGTTATATGGGGGAATACACCTTGTCAACTGCCATTAACTCTATAACATATACAAGAGATGGCAAAAAAAGATTTATTGATGCAAAAAAAAATGAACTAATACATCTACGGTCTTTTAACCCTAAATTCTCATCAACAAATTTAGTTGGTTGTAGTGCTTTTGTAGGTTGTCAACTGGAAATCTCCCAATTTGTTTCAGCCTCGATCCATAATTATTCTTTGCTTAAAAATGGTGCAAGACCAAGTGGAATGATTACTTACAAAGGCACGAATGAACTGCAACCAGAACAAATTGATAGATTGAAGCAACTAATGAAAGAAAAGTTATCAGGTGCAAAAAATGCTGGTGAATTAGCTTTTTTAGGAGGCGATTTTGATTGGAAGCAATTATCGGAATCAATGAAAGATATGGACTTCCCAAGGCTTAAACAATCAGTCAGTGAAGCCATATATAATGCTTTAAAAATACCGCTACCAATGATTAGTTCGCAGAATATGACATTTTCTAACTTGGATGCGGCTAAATATACTTATTACGATAATGCGGTTTTGCCAATTCTAAAAAGAATATTAAATTTTTTATCGACTAAATTATTAACAAGATATACTGGAACGGAAGAGTTGGAATATTATTTTGACGAATCGGCAATTGAGTCTTTGGAAGCAAGAAAATTTGAGAATGCTATTTTGGCAAGTAAAATAGGGATTTTAAGCGACAATGAGATAAGAGCGATGATTGGATACGAAGCAATAAGTGGTGGCGATGTAATATACAAGCCAGCAAATCAAGTGCCAGTCGGTCAAGATATAAATACAGAGGATAATAGAGACGAACCTATGGCTAAAAGCGAATTTATTAAGATAATGAAAGATCAACAAAAGCAAGATGGTGGAAAATTTTATACTGATGAGTATATCCAATTAAAAGCAAAAGAGTTTTATGGAAATTGATGTTCGCAAAAGAAAATTAGAAGCTAATGCAATACCTAAAATTAAAGCCATATTTAAAAATATGGCAAATGATGCAGAAAGTATTTATCGTAAAAATGGCAATATCAATTCTAATGAGTTGGCGAATAATTATTATCCAGAGTTCCTAAAAGAAATTAGGGATATGATGCGAAAAACAATAAAAGAATTTGGTTTTTCTTTACGAGAAGACTTGCAACAAAAAGGATTAAATTTTGGCATTGATTTCGAAATAAAAGAGATCACAGATCCAAAAGTAAAAGACAAGTTAAAAGAGGTTAATACACAATTCCAAGATTCAGCTACTTTCTTTGTTGCCAACGAAAGTGAAAGGCAAGCAAAATATATAGCTGAAACGAATGCGAAAGAAATTGATTTAGCAATAAGGCAAGAAGAATTAAAATTTGACAATCAAAAAGCATTGCCAGAGTGGATCATTATTGCAAGAAATATTAAAATTAATTTACTTGATAAAAGCGAAGCAAGAAGCGAATTAATAGCCTCACAAGTTGTTGGCTTGACTGAAAGCTGGACTAGGCAAGAAGAAGGTGAACTTATTAATGAATCGCAATTAGAAATTGACGGCAAGCCAATTGAAGTGCTTAAAACTTGGGTAGCTTTACTTGATAAAAGAACTAGAATAACACATGCACAAGCTGATTTTCAACAAGTAAATGTTGATGATAATTTTTTAATTGGCGGTAGTGTTGCAAAATTCCCAAGAGATCCTAACTTGCCAGCCGAGGAGTCAATTAACTGTCGATGTATCGCAGATTATTCTAATAAGTTTGGTAAAAAATCGTTTGAAGCAAAAGCAAGTGAAACATTTAAGCCAACCGAAGAAATGGCAAAAGTAGGCGAAAGAGCATTAGAATGGAGGCAAAAATACGGAAGAGGCGGAACGGCTGTTGGAGTAGCAAGAGCAAATCAATTAAAAAATAGAGAAAATTTAACATTATCAACAGTTAAAAGAATGTATTCTTTTTTTTCTAGGCATGGTAATTACCGCTCAACTCATTATGAATTCAGGGATGGCGAACCCACCACTTGGAGAATCGCTTGGGATTTATGGGGTGGTGATGCAGGCAGAACTTGGTCTACTAATATTTGGGAAAAATATAAAGATAAGTAAATTATTTTTCTTGCTTTAATTCTAAAAACTCCCTTTCTAGCTCATATAAATCTAGATTATCTATTTTACCTATCAAAAAACTAATTATTAGATCTTTGTGTAATAAATTCCAAACTCTATAACCAACTCCATAATTTCTCCACTGGTCGCAGATTTTAGGGCAATAATTATTTGTTATTGCGAATTGTTTAATCTCGCCATTGTAAGGCAGTTGTGTTTTATATTTTTGCAAAATCCATTTAAAAAAAATATAAGATCGGTTAAATTTAATATTTAAGTTAATTTCTTTTGTGTTATTCATAGTTTTTTCTATTGATTAAGATAATTTATAATAATAAATTATCTTAAATACTATAATTTGTTAGTCAATATAAATCAATTTTTTTAATTGTGAAAGAAACGAAAGAAACGAAATCATTTCCATTCCAAGTCAAGGCAACAGCCGAAGAAAATAATATTTTTACATTTGAAGGCTATGCATCGACTTTTAATAACATAGATCATGGAGATGATGTTGTAATTCGTGGTGCTTTTGCTAATTCTTTGGCTAAAAATTCACAAGTTAATATTTTGTGGCAACATCAAATGAGTGAACCTGTTGGGGTATCGGTGCAATTATATGAAGATGATAAAGGACTATTTATTAAAGGCAAATTGCCAAAAGACGACACTTTGGTTTCTGGGCGAATTATTCCACAAATGAAAATAGGCTCAATTAAAGAAATGTCAATTGGCTTCTTTACCAAAAATTTTGATATGGCAAAAGATGGGGTTAGATTATTAAAAGAAATTGAATTAGTAGAAGTGTCGTTAGTTACCAAGGCTATGAACTCACAAGCCTTAGTAAGTGGTTTTAAATCATTTGCTGGCACTACTAAACTTCCACTAGCACCAAGAGATAGAAGCTGGGATAGCACACAAGCAGAGCAAAGAATTAAAGAGTATACAAACTCAATCGAAGCACCAAATCAAGATTATCGTAAATATTTTATGTATTTTGATGGACAAAATGCAAATTTATTTGGTTCATACAAATTATTGTTTGCCGATATAATCAATGGCGAACCTCACATTATACCAAAAGCTATTTTTTCAATAGCAGGGATACTAAATGGTGCAAGAGGAGGTGTTGATATAACTGATGCAGATAAAAATCGCATTAAACCAGTTGTAAATCAATTATATAAAAGAATGGCTGACGAGTTTAATGATAATTCAATAACTAGTCCTCTTATTAAATCTTTTGACACTGAAAGGGACATCGAGCAAACACTTAAATCTCACGGTTTCTCAATCACCGAGGCTAAAACAGTTATAAGTAAAATAAAAGAATTCTCAAACCAGCGAGATGCTGGCGAAGATAATCAGCGAGATGCTGATGTAAAACAAAAAATCATCACAGATTTAAACAATTTCATTAAAAATTTAAAATAAAACAATATGTCAGATTTTGAACAAAAACACATGGAGGCTCTAAATGCATTAAGAGATGAGACTAGAAAACTATCTCCTGAGCAAGAAGCTAAAATTAACTCTTTACTTGATGTGCAAGAAGCAAAAAATCAAGCTAAATTTAAAGAAATCAGCGAAAAATCTAAAAAGATTGAAGAGCTTGAAAATCTTTATAATTCTTTAGAAGCCGATCTTAAAAGAAATTTAGGTGGCGAAGAAAAACAAGCTAAAACTCAAGAATTGAAAGCTTTTGAAAGCTTTTTGTTAAAAGGTAATTTTGGAATCAAAGTAACGGAAGAACAAAAATATCTTCAAGTAAGAAATAATGAACACGGTGGTTATTTAGCTCCTGCTGAATATATTAACGAAATCATTAAAAAAATTACTGAGGTTTCTCCTGTTCGTTCGGTAGCTCGCATTATTGCAACAACTGCAAAAGAAATTGTAATTCCTAAAAGAACTGGTTTAGTATCTGGCGGTTGGGTTGGTGAAGCTCAAACAGCTACTCAATCTAATTCAACTTACGGCGAGGATACAATCAAAGCAGAAAAGATGATGGTCTATACCGATATATCTCTTGAAATGCTCAGAGATTCTGTTTTTGATATGAAGACACAAATTACTTCTGATATTTCAGAAGATTTTGCTAGATTAGAAGGTCAAGCTTTTATTTTGGGAAATGGTGTTAATAAACCAGAAGGTCTTTTAACTAACTCGTCAGTTGGTGAAACTGTAACAGGAAGTGCTTCAGCATTAACTGCGGATTCTCTTTATACAATTCAAGGATTTATCCCAACTGGATACAATCTTGCTTGGATGTTTAACAGAAAAACTTTACACGGAAACATCAGAACTTTAAAAGATACCTACGGACAATATTTGTTTGTCCCTAGCCTTGGAAGCACTGATATGCCTAACACTGTTGCTGGCTTACCTTATTTCTTAGCTAACGATATGCCTGATGTTGGTGCTGGAACTTATCCAATAATTCTTGGCGATTATCGTAAATGTTATTATATCGCCGATAATCAATCTATTGAATTTATAGAAGATCCATACACTCAAGCTATAAATGGCAAAAGACGCTTTATTGTATATAAAAGAACTGGTGGACAAGTTGTCTTGCCAGAGGGTTTAAGAAAACTTAAAGTTTCAACATAATAATTAATTTAAAAAGGAGAATATTTTATGGCTAGTAGAGACCTAAAAAATGATATTAAGATTCTAAATGCTCTGAATATCGCATCAATTTCAACAAACACCACAACTGCTGGTGTAGAAATTGATACCCAAGGTTATGAATCAGTAACATTTGAAGTTATTACTGGTGCAAGAACCGATGGAACTGTAACCCCACTTATTCAAGAATCTGATACTTCGGGTTCTTATAGTGGCTCAGTTGACGATGATGATTTGGTTGGACTTGAGGCTGATGCCGCAATTTTAACTGCTCAATCTCGTTCAAGAATTGGTTACATTGGAACTAAAAGATATGTTAAACTATCTTTGGTTTCAACCTCTGTAACTACTGGCTTAACTGCTGGGGCATCTGTAATTTTAGGTGATGCAAAACACTTACCAGTTGCATAAATTAATTAGAGGGGTGTAAAAACCCCTCTTTTTATTAATTAAGTTATTTAATATGGAAATCAAAGTTTTAAAAAATATCATAGCTTCAAAAAATGAATTAGGGAACGAATGTTTTGAATATTTAGAAGGTAATATTTATAATATTTATGAAGAATTGGCTCAAGTTTTTATTAAAGAGAATTGGGGAATTAAAATAAATAATAATTTAGAAGAATTAGAAGAAAAAGCGATTAAAGAATACGAAAATAAAGCTATTGATAATTTAAAAAACAAAGGGATAAAATCAATCAAAAAAAAAGAGGTAAATAAAAATGTCGAGTAAATTTCAAAACAGAAGAGAATTTGCAACTATTACAATACCGATTAGTACAGCTACATCATCATCATATGAACTTGGCGGAACTCATTTAGTTGGTATATTAATGCCAAGTGCTTTTACTGGAACTAAATTAACTATTGAAGGCTCTATTGACGGTGTTAATTTTTATCAATTATACGGCTCAACCTCTGGAATTGCAAAAGAAATTAAGGTAACTGCTAACAAATTTATTGAAATTGAAAGCAATTACGATAACCCTTTTAATTTTGTTAGATTAGTTTCAAGTTCCAATGAATCAGCCCAAAGAATATTGCAAATAGTATGTCATCCATAATTTTAGTAACTGATGCCACAACCGAAGTTTTGACACTTGCTGAAATAAAAACATTTTTGCGAATTGATGGAAATGATTTTGATAGTATTTTAACTCCATTTATTAAAGTGTCTCGTCAAATTGGTGAGAATATAACTGGTAGAGAATTTGTTGAAAAAGAATTTAAGTTATATCTTGACACATTCCCACAATGCAACGGTATAGAAGTAAAAAGAAGCAAATTAAAATCAATTACTTCAATTCAATATTACGATGTTAATAATGCCTTACAAACATTAAGTTCAGCCGATTATTATTTTACTAATGATGCAGATTATTCGTCAATCTATATTAATAACGATAAAACATTTCCAACAACCTACGAAAGAAAGCAAGCGGTTATAATTACATTTAAAGCTGATTATCCCAATAGACCAGAAGCAATAAAGCAAGCTTGTTTAAGTGTTTGTTCTTATCTATATGAAAATGCTGGCGATTGTGTTGTTGAGAATAATTCTCTTTTTAAGTCTTTATTCTTCCCCTATATTATTTCGCAAAAATTCTTTTTATGAAATGCCAATCAATAAAGAAAAATACAAAAAAGATTTGCACTAGCGATTTTGATAAAAGAATTAAAATTTTAACAACTGCGATCATTCCAAACAATGCACCCAATAGTTTGGCAACAGTTGGCTTTACAACAATAGCAACGGTTTGGGCGATGGTAAAAACAAATACGGCAGGAGAATTTATAGACGGAGTAAATATCGAAAAAGGTGTAAATACTGATTTTTATGTTCGTTACAGCTCATCAATACCTTTGGATAAGCAATTATGGATTGAGTATCAAAATATCTATTACAAGATTGTAAATACAGATAATATTGATATTGACGATAAAATTATTAGATTGAGAAGTATTGAGAAAGGCGATAAAACAATAAATGCCAATCAACGATGATAAAAGTAAAAGATGGTTCACAAAACCAAAAAACATTAAAATTTCTTTACGAATTGCCAGTAGAATTAACAAAAGCAATTCGCCAAGGCTTTTATACATCAGGTAAAGAATTAGTTGCCGATTTAAATAAAGATATGAAACAACTAAAAAGTGGTAGAGGCTACAAAGTATACAAAGGAATTGGTGGCGGTAAATTAAAAAAACCTAAATTACACACAGCATCAGCACCCAACGAAACACCAGCAATCATTACGGGTAAATTTAGAAAATCAGTTGATTTTGCCGTTCGTGGCAACAGACAATTAGAATTTGGAGCTAACGAAAATGCACCAGAGTATGCAAAATTTTTAGAAGAAGGAACAGCCAAAATGGAAGCAAGAGAGCCATTTAAAAGAATTGTTATGAAAAATAAAGATAAGATTAAAAGAAATATAGATATTAAATTAAAACAAGTGTTGGGGGGTAAAAAATGAAAGGTATTAAAGTCGTTAATAGATTAAAAGATATTTTGCCAAAATATACTAATGATTTTTCAACCATTATTAATGCTTCTTCCTTGACAAGGGTAAGCTCGACAATAACTTGTACGACAGCGACAAATCATAATTTATTAACTGGTAATTATGTAACCATCAAGGGTGCAAAAGAACCTATTGCATTAAGCACAATAACTTTTTCTAATGGTATTGCCACCGCAACAGCTTTAACAGATCATAAATTAAGTGATCCGTCTTTATTTTCTCCACAAATTTTGCCAATTAAAATTGAAATATCTGGAGCAGTTGGTTTCAACGGAAGTTGGGAATTAGTAAGTGTGCCAAGTAAATTAATTTTTACCTTTAAAGTAAGTGGCAACCCTGCCAATGTAAATGGTGGATATTTATTGCTTGACGATTATGAGGGATATAATGGCTATAAACAAATAACTAAATTAACAGATATCTCGTTTAGCTACACAACAACTGGCACGATGCAATCACCAGCACAAGGCGAAATAAAAGTAAGCACAGCAACAAGGATAGCAAATTCTGCAACACCACAAAGAATACAAGAGTTTTATACAGCAGGGCAGGGTGGAGTTTTGGAAACATGGCTTTATGTTGTTATGGGGCAAAACCAAGCTTATAGAAATGATACGGTTGTCGGTGATTCATCGACTGCAAAAAGAACAAATGAAGACTATTGGAACTCGGCACAGCAAAGTTTTAGCATTTATATAGTTATACCTGCAACAACATCAATTCTTGGTGGCGACATTGCCGATAATGCCAAAGGCTATTTAAAACCAATATTAAAAGCCCTAGCAAATTATATTTTTGAAAGTGATTTAAGCGATGAAGAGATGCAACCCTGCCAATATGTAGGCGATGAAGCTGATGATTATATAACCGCTACTTATACACATAGGTTTGATTTTGTAGTTCAAGGGTTTATTCAAGTTAGCGATACTAACGATTATGATTTGGGAGTTCCACTGCAAAGGGTTGAGGGTTTATTTGAGGAGCAAGGTTTAGATTATGATCTAAACACTCGTTAAAATCTAAAATCATAGTTTTTTGACTTGCAAAAAATTGACAAAAATCAACAATATAAACATATTAAAAATTATTTTGTTATGCAAATAAAATTAAACCAAAATTTAAGAACTCCACAAGGACAATTGCTACAAGGTGCAATCATTGAAATTAATGATGAGGCTGGAGTGCCAACAGATTTATTTTGGCGAAATAGATTAAAAGATTCTAATATTGATAACTGTATCGAGGTTGTCGATCAAGTTATATCAACTCAAAAAAAAGGTAAATAATGGGACAATCATTTCCAAGAGGAACATCTAATATTAAATCAGCATTAACCGCAAAAGATGCAGGCGATCGCTCAATTCTTTTAGTAGGTTGTATGATAAGTGGTACTGCTTCTAGTGGTGAGCTTAAAGAAAATATTTTAAGCAAAAAAGAATTTAACGATTTATTCGGTGCAAAATCACAAATTGCAAAAGCTGGCAGATCTTTAATTGATACTTTATCGGTTTCTAAAATTAAGCCAAAAGTTTCTGCGATTGGTTTAACCGATAATGCTTCTGGTGTCGCCTCAACTGGCTCAATTGCTTTTTCAGGCACTTCTACCGAAGCTGGCACATTAACTATTTACATTGATTCAAAAATAAATGGTAAATACGAAATTGCTGTTGCTATCGGTGATACTGCGACTGTAATTGGTGGTAAATTAGAGACTGCAATTACTGCTAATGCTTATTCACCAGTAACCTCTGTAAATACTACTGGTTCAGTTGCATTAACTGCTGTAAATGATGGCACACAAGGCAATACAATATCTCTTGGTGTTGATGGCTCTATTGCTGGGATAACCACAACAATAACTGTAATGTCAAGTGGTGCAACAAACCCAGTTTTAACTTCGTTATTCGATCCAATTGTAGATAAAAGATTTACAACTATCGTTTATCCTGCCGAGTGGGGCACTTCTACATTATCAACATTTACCGAAGCAAGATTTAATGTAGATAATAAAATTCTTGATGGAGTTGGTTTATTTTGTAAATTAGATACCTATGCTAATCTAAACACTTTTGTAGATGCATTAAACCAAAAAACACTTTGTGGCATTGCTAATAAACTAATCTCTGCTACAAAATTAAAAGGTGGAGCTATTTTTGAAAGCCCACTTGTTATTGCATCAATCTTTGCTGGTATTAGAGAATTAAGATTGTCAGTTGGTGCTAATGTTTCAAGTTTCGCAACCAACGGTGAAACAGTTGGTGGTAATTATTATGCTGGTGTTCCTTATGCTGGAACTCCTATTTATAACTTACCTATAATTGAAAGTGGCAATGATTTTAGCGATGTTGAGGCTGATGAGCTTGCAAATAGTGGTTTAACTTTATTAAGAAATAACCCATCTAATACAAGTATCATTATTAACGAAGCAATGACCACTTATAAAACTGATGCACAAGGTCAAGTTGATAAAACTTTTAAATATCTCAATTATTTTGATACCTTAACTATTATTAGAGAATATGTATTTAACAATTTAAAAGCTGATTTAATTGGAAGACGGTTAACAACTGGCGAATTAATAGCTGGTCGTGCTATGATTAATAAAGAAGGTTTTATTAATCTTATGAAAAAATATTATGGTGCATTATCGGGTTATAAAACTAATAATAATAATTATGTATTGTTAAGAGCTGGTGATAGCGAATTAAAAGCTTTTGTTGATGCCCTAGATCAATCAGTGGTTATTACTTTGGTTGATGGCAAAATTACAGCAGAATCAATCGCTAATATTATAACTCAGGTAAGAGAATTCATAGTTAATTTTACTCCAACATTTGAATAAATAAATTTATGGCAATACAAAAACAAGGTGATTTAAATATCAACGGAAAGACAGTAAGTTACGAAGGTAAAGTTAAAATCGAAGCTGGCTCTATTACAAGAAATTTTCATCCTCAAGTTAATGGCTCAATAATAATTACTAGCGATGTTTCAACTAATATTGGTATGGTTATTGTGCCAGTAAGAGCAACCGATGAAAATAAAGCATTATTTCAAAGTTTTTATAATAATGGCGACAACAATGTAATTTCATTTAGAAATCAAAATTTTTCAAACTGTGCAATGGAAAAAGATCCATTAACGGAGGATTTAGAAATCGTTGAGTATGTTTTTAAAGGTAACCCTGCAATTTAGTTATGAAAGATAAAATTATTTTTGATTTTCAAAATTCTATCAAAGTCCAAATTAAAGATGGTGAGAAAAATTGCTTTATTGATTTAGATAAAATCTATTTGTCTGCACCATCTTATAAAGACAAAGATAAAACCTTATTGCTAAAAAAGAAGTTTATAGAAGCCATTTTTGGTATGACACAATCTTTGTCAAAACAACAAGCAAGTGAACAAATAGAAAATGAAAATGGTTTAGATGCTAAGGCTATTAAAGCAATTTTATATGCGAGCCCTAACTTTGACATTGTTAGCTATTTTAAATCGTTTGCAAATTTATTGCTAAATGTTGCTTTTAAAGATGAAGAAATGAAACAGCCCCTTAATAATCTTGATATTGAAAAAATTAACGAAGAAGATTTTGAGGAGTTGCTTGCTAAATATTTAGAGGTTTTTTTTATTGTTTCGTGGATGAAGACCTTAAAATAGGGGGCTTTACCCACAACAAAGTTTCGATTGAATCAATAATTTGTAATATTGGATATTTTTATAAAGGCTCGGCTAGTTTTGAATGGCTTGAATTACAGCCAATAACAAAAATATTAAGACTTCAAAAAGAAGCCGAAAAAATTAACAAACAACTAGAAAAAAATGTTTAAAGTATCATATATCTACGACCTAGTTGATAACATAAGCCCTCAATTAAAAAAGATACAATCAAACCTAGAAGCTACCAAAAATAAGGTTTATTCTATTGCAGGGCAGATGTCAACATCATTTAGTAATTTAAGCGATACTATAAAAAGAACCAGTCAATCATTTAGTAATGCTGGCATGACACTCGCTCCATTATCGGTAGCAATGGGATTAGTAGCGACAAAGGCTTTTAAAAGTGCCGCAGAATTCGAGATGTTAAGAATAAGAATGAATGTATTGACAGGTAGTGTCGAAAAAGGAGGATTAGCTTTTCAAGAAGTTACTAAATATGCCGCTAAAACACCATTCCAAATTGCCGATATTAGTAAATCTTTAAATATGTTAATGTCTACTGGTGGGATGCAATTCGAAGAAGCGATGAAGACTATTAAAGTTCTAGGCGATATTGCTTCAATATCTGGCGGAGACATGAGCGGAATGGCATTGGCATTTTCACAAACCGCGGCAACAACAAGATTATTAGGTCAAGACTTTAATCAATTCGTTAATAATAGTGTGCCTTTAATGAAACTATTAACAGATTCCACAGGCAAAACAACGGCACAAATAATGGCAATGAAAGAAAAAGGTGAATTAAGTTTTGATATAGTTGCAAAAGCTATGGAAAAAGCCACACAAAAAGGCGGATTGTTTGAGAATGGAGCTGAAAAAATGTCTGAAACTTTAAGTGGACTTGCAAGCACTTTAATTGATTCTGTTAATATTGCATTTGGCGAGTTAGGAACGGAAATGGCAAAATCAATTAATTTATCAAACAATATCACAAAAATCACCGATGTTATTGCAACACTTACAGATAAATTTAAAGCTTTATCACCTCAAGCACAAAAATTTATTACTTATGCAATTTTAATAACTGCCACATTATCGCCAGCATTATTAATTTTAGGTTCTCTTGCTGGTGTTTTAGGATTAGCCACCACAGGTTTTGTATTGTTTGGTAAGGCAATAGCAATGGTATTTGCAATGAACCCTTGGATACTTGGCTTGCAACTTGCTATTGGTGTGATGTTTTTATTTAAAGAAGAATTAATGATTATTTATGATTTTTTACAAAACAAATTAGTAAGTGCTTTTGATTATGTTGCCGAAAAACTAAAAATGGTAATGGGATTGATTAACGAATTTAAAGCCGATACTTCTATTGTTTTAGATTTTATTGGGCTTGATAAATTGTCGGAAATGGTGGCACCAAAAATGAACCAGCCAGCACAAATTAATAAAACACAACAATTAACAGCTGGCGGTCAATTAGATGTTAATATTAAAGGATTGCCACAAGGTTCTAGTGCGGGTTTTACTCCTCGCCCTAACAATTTCTTGCCAGTTGGAGTTAATTCAGTTTTTGCGGGGTTTTAAATGACAATATTTAACACATCAAGATTGCCAGACGGTCAGTTTCGAGATGCTTTTTTCTTCTACCAAGAATCAAGTGGGACTGGTGGTAGAAAAACACAAACTCACGAATACCCTAACAAAACAGAAAGATATGTTGAGGATCTAGGCGGATTAGAAAAGAAATTTATATTAAATGTTTTCACCGATGACAATGTAAGTTATAGTGAAAGAGACGGTTTAATTCAAGCCTTAGATCAAGCAGGAGTTGGAACATTAGTTCACCCTTCTTTTGGCGATTTAGAAGTTGTAGTTGTTGGCTATACATTCGCCGAGAGTATCAAGGAGCTAGGCATAACTAAATTCACAATCAATTTTGAAGTAGCTTCTCAAAATATTTTGCCAACTAAAATAACTTCTACCAAAGGTTTTTTAGCACAATTAAAATCAGACATTCTTGGCAAAAATGAAAAAGCTTTTGATGATGGCTGGAAGTCGGTAAAAAATGCCAAGGCAAAATTTGATTCAGGAGTTAAAACATTAAAAAAAACTGCGAACAAAATAAATAATATTGCCAAACAAATTCAAGGTGCTGGCGATAGTTTCGCCGATTTAACAACTTCATTAAACCAAATTGTCAATAGTGCAAATAAATTAGTGCAATCTCCATCAATACTAGCCTCAAACTTACGAACTTCTTTTGACAATCTAGGAGTTGCTTTTAAAAACTCAAAAGATTTATTCAATACAACTAAAAAACTATTCGGCTTTAATGAAAGCGATCAAATCATTGTGGGTAATTCACAAATTCAAAAAGACATTAAAACAAATCAAGATCAATTAAATAATTTTGTCAATGTTGCTGTGCTTGCCACTGCCTACGATGCCTCGGTTAACATAGAATACAATAATTTACAAGAATTAAACCAAGTTATTGCTGATTTAGAAAATGGATTTAATCAATTACCAAATACTATTGATAAAACTTTGCGAGATACATTGTTGCAAATGAAAATTGAGGCTACCAATATATTTTCTCAATTAGCAATTAGCTTGCCAAATGTTGCTAGTTATAATATTATTAACCCAATTAGCTTAAATACACTTATTTTTAAATTATATGGCTCCCTAGAATTAAAAGAAACAATAAGATTATTAAACAATTTTGGCGATACTTCGCAAATTCAAGGCAATATAAAAATTTTAACAAATGTTTAACAATAATATTTATCTTGAAGTTGATGGTATTAGATATGAGGGTTTTACAGATATTGCCGTTAATTCAGCAATGGAAAATTTCTCCTCTTTTTTTTCATTTACAACCACTGTTGAAGAAAATAAATCTAGTAAACTTATCAATGACATTAAAGAGGGGCAAAAAGCAAAAGTTTTTATGGGGCAAAAAGCAAGAGTTTTTATCGATAATATATTAATAATAACTGGCTTTATTGAAGAAATAGAGAAAGAAGCTTCGCCAAGTTCAAAATCTAAAACGGCATCAGGGCGGGATATTGGGGGAGATATTATTGACTCAGATATTATTCAAAAATCTTACAATCAAAGAAATTTTGAAAGTCTTGTTAATCTTGTTTTAAAAGATAATGGGTTTTCAATAAAGGTTATTAATAAAGTTGGCATATTAAATTTAGAAGCAAAAGAAACGATAAAGACGGAGCTAAACCAGTCTATTTTTAATTTTTTAGACCAGTATGCTAAAAAATTACAAGTATTGTTAAAAATGGATAAAAACGGCAATTTAAATATTATTCGCGAGGATGATGAGGTTGTTAAAAATATGTTAATTAATAATTACACCGCAAACACAAACATTTTAACATCAAGGTTAAAATTATCAACAATAGATAGATTTAATGTTGTTGAAGTATATTCACAAGGCAATAATAAAACTCATACTAAAACAGGTATTTCACAAAAAGGGAGGGCTGTTGATCCACAAATTAGATCAACTAGAAGAAAGATATTGACAATGGATACTGCAAGCGAAAGCAAATCATTAAAGGCTCTGGCCGAGTGGAATATACAAGTTAGAAAGGCAAAGGGTTCAAGATATACTTGCACGACACTTGGTTATTATTCTAGTAATAATACATTATGGCAACCCAATACTCTTGTTGATATAATTGATTATGATATGGAGGTGCAGGGAACTTTTTTGATTCAAGGTGTTACATTTCATCAAAGCTTACAAGGTTCATTTACTAATCTTGATATTGTAGAGCAAGGTTCTTTTAGTGTAGGCAAAATAAACAATTTAGGGAACAGTTTTGCCGATGATTTAATTATTTATTAAGCAATTAATCCGTGATTTTTTAAAGCTGTAATTATACTTGAAATCGCAACTCTTGATTCTGCATCTATTATCGTTCCGCCAGTAGGATTGTTAATTGTTGCTTGTTGACTACCGACAACTTTAATATTATTTACTTTATAAGATAAGGCATTGAAAGATTTGTCGCAGTCAGTATCTCCTACAACAGTATTTTTGCTACTGCCTGCTTTAAAACCATTTTTAGAAACTCTGTTTTTTAATTCGCTATCGCCATCTTCAAGAATTGATTGTGTATTTACTTCGTAAGGTATGCCAAATAAATTTGTTTTGCTACCATTGCAACCAAACAATAAAATAAGTGTTGTATCTGTGGGCTTAACTTTTGATTGTGAGCCGTAAGGATAAAGTAATAATACATCGTCATAGACTTCATTATACATTGAAACAACCGTTGCATAAGTGCCATCGGTTTTTGTAATATAACCTTTTATAATCATAGTTTTTTCTAGTGCTTTTTTAACAAAATATTTTATCTTATAATTCTAATTTATTTAAAATAAAATGGCAATAGATTTTAAACTCACACACAAAAAAGGTTATTGGGATCTAGATATTGAGAATGGCGATATTGCTAAAACCGATAGTCTAGACACTGCCCTTTATATGTCAGTTTTTTGCGAAAAAAGAAGCAATAAAGTAAGCGAGCCAACATTAAGGCGAGGACACTTTACAAATGCTTTTAATCGTGTTGCTGGCTATGAAATAGGTTCTTTGTTGTGGTTATATACAACACAAGCCAAACAAACTCAATCTAATCTAACAATGATTGAAACATCAATAAAGGATGGTCTAAAATGGATGATTGACGATGGTATAGTTAGTAAAATAAATGTTAAAGCTACTAAACAAGATACAAAGGTTAATGTTGAAATAGAGTTAATAAATAAATTACAAGTCAACAGTAAATATTATAATCTTTTTTTAAATTTATAAATGGCAATTGAGTTCTCAACAATATCACAAATTCAAGAAAGACTTGCGAATGCCTTTATTCTTGCCGTAAATGCAGGACAGCTCGATACATCAAAGCAAATAGACCCTAATATTAGAAATTCTCTTGCTATGGCAACAGTTACATCAATGTCGGCTGGTTTTGATGAGAATAACGATAATATCAAAGAAGTTTTAAAACAACTATTTCCACAAACTGCAACCGATGAGTATTTAGAATTATGGGCTTCTTGGTTTGGCATTACTAGAAAAGATCCAGTGAAAGCCGAAGGTTATGCTGTTTTTACAGGCACTGCTTCAACAACAATTCCTAATACAACCACAATTCAAAAAGCTGATGGCACACAATATGAAACCCAAGCCAGTGCAACAATATCGGCTCAAACAATAGGCATAACAACATTGACTAGAAGTGGAAGCACTGCAACGGCAACAACCACCGCTAATCATAATTTAGCAACAGGAGTATCCGTTGCCATCGCTGGAGCTTCTCAAACCGAATACAATATTACGGCAACAATTAATGTTATTTCAAACACTCAATTTACCTACACAATAAGCGGAACACCTGTAAGCCCTGCCACTGGCACAATAACTGCTAGTTTTACTTCTGCATTTGTTGCAATAAAAGCTGTTAATTATGGTGTAAATGGCAATTCTGCTGGCGGTTCTCAATTAACTTTAATAAGTCCAATAGTTGATGTCAATGATAATTGCTATTTAAGTTATGATGGCTTGACACTTGGTTTAGATGCTGAAACTGACGACGAATTAAGAAGTCGCTTAAATCAAAGATGTGCGAACTTTACCGCTCCATTTACAGCTTCAGGATTACCAGTTTTTATTAAAGAAAAAATTGCTGGTATTACTAGGGTTTGGATTCAAACCGCAACACCATCTGCGGGTTATGTGACCATTTACTTTACTCGTGATAATGATGCAAACATAATCCCCACCAGTTCGCAAGTAAATGCTGTTAAAAATGCAATCATTGATGTTGATAACGGAATTAAACCTGCAAATACACCCGATAATTATGTTATAGTATCTTCACCAACTGCCGTGCCAATTGCAATAACATTTGCAACATTAAGCCCAAACACTGTAGCAATGAAAACTGCTATTACAACAACTCTTACCGATTATTTTAAAAGCCCTGCAATCAATGTTGGTGGTGATATTACATTAAATGAAATCAATGCTTTAATTTATGGTGTTATTGATGAAGATGGCAACTCGCCAATTTTTACATTATCGGCACCATCTAGCACAACAGTAATTAGCGATTCACAATTAGCAATTTTAGGAACTATAACTTATCCATAATGTTAAAAGAAAGAAGCCAAACACAACAAGCAGATATTTTATTGCAACATTTAAGAGACGATAGACTGCACGAAGCTAAAAATACAGAGGATTCAACATTAAGAAGAATATTAATAGGCTTGGCTAGTGAATGGTTAAATTTTAGAAATAAAATAAATGAAGTTTCTAATGAGTATAATCCGCAAAAAACAACAACATTAATTCAAGAGTGGGAAGGATTTGTTGGTATTCCTGATTCTTGCATTCCAGTAGCTTCGACAATTGAACAAAGAAGGTTAAATGTTTTGCTAAAACTCTCTGGCATCAATGCTACAACTGAAAGCCAATTTAAAAAAATTGCCGAAATTCTTGGCTACAACATACAAGTTTCTAATGGAGTTTCAACCTCAACATTTCCATTAACTTTGCCTTTTTTGTTGATTAGTCAAGCTTCGGCACCATTTACAATTGTTATTACATTGCCAAGCTCTATACAACCAAATGGCTTTCCTTTAACATTTCCCTTTACTTTAACATCTCAACAACCAGCAATTTTGGATTGTTTATTTAACAAGCTAAAACCAGCAAATACTCAATTATTTTTTAGGTATTCTAATGCTTTATAATTTTAATTTAAAAAACTATGTCTAATTTTAATACATCAAAAATTGATGGCGACACAGTGGCGAGTGTTGAATATAACCAACTTGCCGATGTTAATAATTTAATTATTAACTCTGGTCAGACTCCTTCAACTTCTAATTTAAATCAGCTTGCAATAGCTTCCGCAAGATATTCAAGTGGAGGTCAATTTTTTACCGATTCAGGAACTGCAAATGCTTATGTATTAACCCCAGTTTCGCCTTTTAAATCGCCAGTTTCAGTTGGAGCTGGCGAAGGTTATTTTAATGGAATGATTATTATCTTTCGTGCTGGCAATGCCAATAGCGGAGCTTCAACAGTCAATGTCAATGGTGCTGGTGTAAAAAATCTTAAAAAAACCGATGGAACTGATGTTGCGACTGGTGATATTTTAACAACTGTGGATGTTGTTTTTAGATATGATGGCACTAACTTTATTAAACTAGAAGGTGTTAACCCAGCAACCGCAACCATTCAAGGAAAATCTTATTTACCAAAAAATATAACTATTGCAAATAATGTCGCATCTCCAAACGATATAATAGATTTTGGAGCTGGAACTTATATAACATTAGCGGGCAATCAAATTTATTTACCTGCAATTACTAAAAAAATTCAATCAACAGGTTCTTGGACGGCTGGAACTGG